GCACGTCCACAGCAGAGGCGCTTGATGCGGGGGGATCCGCCTTTATGTCCGCAATCACCTCGGCGTCCGCCTTCAGCATGATCTTGTTCTCGATCTCATCGTAGATGTAGTCCAGGAAGGCCCGGCTCTTCATCTTCAGGACTTCGTCCGAGATGGTGATCCACTTCTTGATCATCTTGGGGGTGATGAGCACCTCGCCCAGAGTCAGGACCTCTTCCGCAGGGGCAGCCGAGCCCTCAGTATGTACCACCGCATCGGTGGCCGAGAGCTCAAAGGGGAATTTCATCTGACCGTCCGAGATCACCCGCCGGACCCGACGGGCCAGGATGGAATGCTCCCAGGAGGTCTCGATGCGGTCAGCCACATAGGTGGGAATGGGAACCGTGCCGCCCTCCACCAAATCGCTGAGCAGCGCACGGACTTCCGCCGCGTCGCCGGTCTGCAGATAGCGGACATAAGCGTCCTCGTACTGGGTGGAGCCGAGAACGCTCTGAAGCGTCCGGGCCTCGGGACCGGCGGGAGGCGTGTCCAGCAGGTTGCCGGCCCCACCGGCCACCTGGCGCATATCCTGCCGGCGGGTCTCGATGGCCTGGAGCGCCTGGCTCCGGGTGTTGAGGGCCTCCAGGGCCTGGTTGATCTCATCCAGCCGGTCGCTCTCTGCGGTGTCGATCTCGGCGGTGAGGGAAGAGCGCTGCTCCTCCACCTGGGCTGCTGTCATGTTGGCGATAGACGCCAGATAAGTCTGAAAATCCATTGTTTTACCTCCAGTTTTTGGTTTTGGTTTTGATGCGTTTACGCTTAAGGTCCAGCGCATGAAGTCGCTCCGCTTCCTGGGCCGCTTTAATCACTCCGTCAAAGTAGCTGCGCGCTGAGACATTGAGCTCCGTGTTGGGGTTGGCCGGAAAGGCCACGGGGGACACATCGTAGACCTTCTCGATTTTGTCGATGACCCTGGTGTGGGTCTCCGGCTCGTAGTGGTCGCCTCCGGGGGCCACCCGGAAGCAGAAGGACATCTTGGGGTAATTTCCGGCCTTGATGTCCTCAAAGAGATCCCGGGCCGAGGGCGTGCGGCTCAGATCGGTATGGTGACCGAGCCCATGCTCATCCACATAGACTTCCACGCTGCCGTTGCCCGTTCGGGCGTAGACCTTCCCCTGGTGATCCACCCGGAACACTACGTCGGACATGTCGGCCCCCTGGAAGGCGGTAGGCTGGATCCGCTCAAAGTAGTCCACACCATCAAAGGTGTACATTTTGTAGGGGGCAAAGGTGGAGGCATACCCGTCCACCCGGTAGGAGGGCTTGCCCTCCACGTCGGCCCGGATCGCCAGATTCATGGCCCGGTACTCTCTCCCGTCATTTCTCTGCATCGTCATTTCCTCCTTCATCCTCGTTGGCGTAGTAGTATTCGCCCCGGATAGGGGCCTTCTGGCCCGCCCCGTCTGGGAGCGGGGGATAATTGAACAGCTCGCGAATCTCATCGATGAGAAGGGCGCCGCGGTCGCCCAGCTGCTGGGCCATACTCACCTTGGCCGCCGTGGTCATATACTGCAGCCGGTTGGCATTGGAAATAAGGAAGGATCCAAGAGCACGCTCCCGCTCCGAGAAAATAGCTTTGGTCATCGCCTCGGAGAACTGGATGGCCCAGGGCTCAATGGCCCCGTTGAAGAAGGCATCCAGATCATCGCCGGTGGCCTCGTTACGCATGACCTTATCGTTGACCCCGTAGTAGATGGACACATTGCCCCGGATCATCTCCATCTGGGCCGCGTCCGGTGTGTAGGGGTTGTAGGTGATCTGATGGACGTCCTTATAGGTGTTGGGGAAAATCAGGACCCCGCCCCGTTTGGACTCGGTAGAGAGGTTCTCAGCCGAGAACCTGGCTGCCTCCTTGGCCAGGTCCTCCGACTTGGAAAAGTTGGCCAACGTGGCATAGAAGCGATAGATAGCGGAATTTTTGGCCGCCTCCTCAATGCCCTGGTTTTGGATGTGGATCACCTGCATGGTCTCGGTGAGCGCGGAATTGCTCTCCCCGAAGAAATCGTTGGAATACTGGAACTTGGTCAGGATGGCGCAGCGGCGCAGCTCAATGGAGGCCTTGTACCCCCGGCTGAAGGTGTAGCGGAGCCAGGGCTCACCCTTGTACTCCACGATCTCGCAGCGGTTGGGTAGCACCGGGTAAAAACCTGTGGTCCGAAGATCCTCATCCAGAACCGGCACGATAAAGGAAGTGTTGTTGACGTCCAGGATGGTGGAGGTCCGGTACAAAAACTGGCTCCAGGTCTGCCACTGGTTGGGGCCCTGCATAAGCTTGGATTGCAGATCAGGCTTGGCCGAACCTCTGAGTTCCACCTTGAGCTTTGAGATGTGCCTGGCTCTGGCATCGATGGCCGCCCGGACTACCTCACTCTCGTAAATGCACCCCTGCCAGGAGGTAAAAACGGGCTGATAACCGGTCAAAGTGGTGAAAAACCCTTCTGCTTCCCGCAGGGCTTTTTCCGCCTCCTTATTCTTTTTCGGTCGGAAAATCTCATCAAAAAGCCCCATCTCACACCTCTTCCTCCCCGTGATTCCGGGGCTTTACTTGGACATTTTGGGGGTTTCACCCTCATTTTTGAGCTGCTGACCGATGTCCCCGGCCCACTTTTGCCGCACCGTCATGGCGTCCAGAAGGGCGGCCACGCCGTCGATATGGTCGTTGGGCGTGATTTTGACCAACTTTCCCCGCCCTCGTTCTGTGTTCATCTTCACCGCGCTGTTGAGCAGGTGGATCTTCAGCAGGTCATTGTCCCCGATGTGGACTTTCCCGTCCTCCAGAAGCCCTCTGGTCTCCTCAATAACTGGCCAGAGGTTGTCGCCCTGGTAGACATCATCAACGTGGAAACCATAGGTCTTGAGGTCATTGACCAGGTACTGGGCGGAATAGCGGTCATACCCGATCTGGAGGGGGAGGATCTCGTATTCCTCCACCAGTCTCTTGCACCAGGCCAGACAGTCCTTGTAATCCACAAAGTTCTCCCCGCTGAGGGTCAGAAGGCCCCGCTGGGCATAGATGGCATAAGGGATGCCGTCCCGGGACGTGGCCTCCTCCAGGCGGTTTTGCGGGAGGAAGAACTGGGCGAACACGTAGAGCTGCCCGCCTCGCTCGATCACGGCCACGCAGGCCGTAAGATCTCGGGTCTGGGAGAGGTCGATGCCCACAACACAGTAGGAGGAGCGGAAATCCTCCAGCTCCAGATGATCTCCGGAGGCCTTGTTGACCACCTGAGCCGGCAGCCAGGCCTGGGAGGCGTTTTGCTTGATATTGCAAAACTTGGTCAGGAACTCTGCCTTTTTGGACAGACTCTCGTTGGCAATGTCGATCTGGCTCAGGATGAAATCCACAGAGACCGAGATACCCAGACCGGGCAGGCTTTTGCGCAGCTCGTTGATATCGTCCCACTTGTCCAGGTCGTCAATGGTGTAGAGGACCGGGAGGAGACGCTTCTCCCGGCTGTCACCGTTGAGGAAGCGGGTGCCGCGCTTGAATAGCTCGTCATAGATACCATCGTCCACGTAGCCGGAGGAACTGATACCCAGGGTAATGGGCTCTTCCCGGGCGCCTGTGCCAGATACCATGACCTCCCACTGCTTCAGACCCCGGGCCGCCGGCCAGCTGGCCAGCTCATCGGCAACTGTAAGGGCGGGCGAATAACCGTCCGCTTTTTTTTCGCTAAAAGCGAGCTTACGGATAGTGGTGTTGCTGGACGGGATCCGATAGCCGGTCTTCTCCTTGCGGGTCCGTTTGGCAAACTCGGGTGTGCGCTCCATCGTGAACTCGTAGGCTGAATAGACCAGGTCGCTTTGATCCAGCTTGGGTGCCACACAGTAGATCTCTGCCCCAAATTCCCCGTCCAGATAAGCCTCGTAGGCGATGATAGCGGCGCAAAGAAGTGTTTTCCCGCACTTTCGGCCAACCACCAACAGCACCTCCCGGAAAAGCCTGTTTCCGTCATCGTCCAAAATGCCGAAAAGGACAGAGATAAAGGCCTTTTGCCAGAGAGCCAGCTTCAGCAGCCCAGGTGCCAGGGGTCCCTTGTTGTGCCGCACGAAACGCTCGATAAAGCGGATGGCCCGGTCGGCCTTCTTGATGTCGAATCGGTAGGTCCCGTCATCAATGCCGGCAACGATCCGCTGGTATAGCATTCGGACCCATTTTCCCACCGTGATGCTTCCATCCCGGATGCCTTGATAATAGGCCAGGATATAATTCTCCATGCGGCTCAGCGGAATTTATCCAGGGCGTCGGGAAGTTGTACATCCGGGGCCAGATCACATAGCTGCTTGATGATAGACTGATAAGCCTTGTCGGTGTCCCGAAAGTTCTTAGCGGCAGGGCGTTCCCGGGCATAAGGCTTGCTGTTTTCCGACTGCGAGAACATCTCCACCTCACCGTTGATCTGGAGATCCTCCCACAGGTTGTCCAGCCGCTCCCGCTGCCGGGCCGCTTGGCGGATCAGCCCCTCAGCCACCGAGAGTTTGGCCTTCGGCAAATGCTTAAAAATCTTCATCAGCCGGCGATACTCGGCCGCCTCCGTAACTTTCTTGACTTTAGGCTTGGTGACCGCAGCCCCGGAGCCGGAACTGGTCACTGCCTTGGTATCTT